TCATTAATTTCATTCCATTCAGTATTATCATATATTCGATATTCATATTCAACTGGTTCTTCAAAAGTAATTTCAGAACTGTTTGCATATCCTAATCGACATATTTGAAAATGTTTACTTGTTGGTGCTGTTGGTTTAAAGATAATGGTATTCTCTGGCATATCAGGTTCTAAATCTCTACAAGTATGATTGTAGATATGAAGATCTGGATTTTCATTATCTTCTTCATGACCCATAATGTCAAGTGAATGTCTTATACAATCAGCTGCATAAGAGAAGTTACCTTTAAATGTATATCGATGTTCGTAGAATTTATACCGCACCTTGATATCCTCTCCACCAGTCTGGTGCTGGTCTTCCCCATTCCCATTTTGCAAATGGTTTTGCTTCATGATAATAGTTACGATATGCCTGAACAGCATTTCCTTCTACTTTACATTGGGGATAATGATTCATTGCTTGAGCAAATTCTGTGAGTCCAATATCTGGTATATTTTTTGGTGGTTGATTCAGGATTTTACCAAGTTTTAGATATGTGGCATGATCCTTATTTCTTCTGTATTTGTATTCTAATGCCATAGCTAAGAAATGCTCATAGTGCCAATAATAGTTATCCCTACTAGCCATAGTCCAAACAGTACACGGATGGTATTTGTGGACAGCAAGATAGTAAAGATCATCTCTTTCATCTCCAAACGAATAGTATTGCTGAATAGTTTTTCCAGATTTAGATGGCCTTTTTTCAGGTATTCCATCTAGCATCCTGTGAGCTGTAGATAGCATTTGTGCTGATTCCAAAATCATTTTTGGAACGTGTTTGTCGCATAGCATTTGAGCTGCTATAACTGGGTCATTGTCTAAAATAAAAATGTTCATAATATATTTTCAAAAAATGTTCTAATTAATAAAATTAATCCAGCACCATTTAATATAATTAGTGCTCGGTCTTTCCATAACAATCCAACCAATAACCATCCAGTAACCCCTATTATGGAGCAAATCCAGTCAAAGGTTTGGAATCCTTCTACACCCCTTACAGATATTCCCATTAAAAGAACAACTGACGCTGACCATTTAATATACCAGGATAAATCCTGCTTTGGTGTAGCAGATTTATAAATTCTTTTAGAGTTTTTTAATTCTTGTGGATCAAATTTTGCCATAATGTAAAATGTCTAGGCCCTAATCGGGCCTAGCCCGAATCAACCTCCTAATTGATTTATATCTTTTATTTGTTGGTTAAGGTATTCTATTTTTTTCTGCATCTTATATGCTAGAATATCTTTACCTCTTTTTTTGAGTCTCCTCTGATAGTATAATGCCTCTCTTTGGTCTTTCTTGAGGCGTTCAATTTGTATAACCATTGGCAATTCTCCATTGTTAATAAATTGACTATCATAATATAAATCGATTTTCCTCCTTTATTTTCTTATCAAATTTGGCCACACATCACTAACTAATTTCTTAGTAATGCCCCTATATTTTAATTTCTTATCCTTAGCTAGAACTAGTAATTCTGCTTCTTCACCATTTAAGCATTCTAATAGACTGATAAACATAGATTCTCTTTTTAGATCAGATATTTGTCTAGAAACAGGTCCTTTGAAAAATTTTCCAAGTTGTTTAAATTCTCTGTGTAGAGTTTTATACTCATATCCTTTTGGAGCATCATCCTTTCTATAAGGGGGTTCTCCCGCAGGTAAAGCACTTACGACATCATCATCAAAATTGATTCTTAGTATATCCCTTAATGCTGGGCAATTGTGTTTTCTTAGAAATTCGACCCTTCCAGGTCTTTCTTCGATTTTGGAAGCTTCTGATAAGATTTCCGATATTAATTTTTTAGCCATTGTAAAATTCCTCCGCGACTTCAATCAAGTTTGTACATCTTTTTTTAACTAAATAATTTAAAACCTTCATTTTCATAGCAGGTTTCTGGTTATCAAAAGTATTTATAATAACTTCTTGTATAGTATTTGGTATTTCATCTAGATCTATTAAAGTTTTATTTCTTTGATAGTTTCTATAAGTTGTTTCATCCATAACCTCTCTTAGGTTATCTGATTGTTCTAACCAAGAATCTATTTTCTTTTGCCATAATGGTGTTTGTGATTTATCTTCATTAATAAATGTATCATCATCCGATAAGACATTTGGTATACCATCTCCATCATCACCACGCATAATATGATTAAACAAATAGGTTCTTGGATTATCGTCCGTTACCATTTTCTTTTGTATTGGACTAAATTGTTTAACATTTCTATATTTTTGTAGCTGTATAAAATCCTTATCTGAAGAAATAATCATAACTGGCTCATCCATACCAAATTCCTGTGTTCTTGCTACTAGTGTTCCTATAATATCATCTGCCTCTACACCATCTTGATGAACTACTTTATATGGTAGATTCTCTTTAATCTCATCTCTAACCATATGTAATACTCTAAATATTTCTACCCAATCCATATCTGAATTATCTCGATTCTTCTTACGACTTGCTTTATATTCTGGATAATATTGTTTTCTCCAAGTATTAAATCCATCACAACATATAACCATTTGACCATATTCATCTCGGTATTTTTTGTTATACATTCTAATACTATTTAAGATCATATGTCTTATAAGGCTTTCTTCGCCTAATCTTTGCATAAAAATGTTAGAAAGTGCAATTTGGTTATAGTCAATCAGTATCATCATCATCTCCAGTATCTGGCTCAAATATTATTTCATATTCTTTTTCTTTTTGTAAATCTATTTTGGCTTGATCGTTTTGAGTTGATAAGAGTTTAATCTTTGTATATGCACGATCCATTTCATGATGGAGAGCATGTGGAATACCATAGTATCTGTTAAACATTGCATTTAACATGTTTACTACTACAAACATATCTCTTGATTCCTGGATTGTTTCATCTCTGAAATTCATATCCATAAAATCTGGTGATGCTTCTCCCGTATTGATAAACTCTTCCAATACCTCTAATAAAAAATGAGAAGCTGCTATACATTCATCACTATATTGATTCAGTGTTCTTGTTTCTTCTTCATACTGTTTCCACATCTCACGCTTTTCGAGCTCTTGTTTTGATGGAAACTTTAATATTTTTGCCATAATAGAGTATTATTATACCACAGAACTACTTGTTTGTAAACCCCTTTTTTACACTATTTGATCCTATCCTGCAATTTATTATACCATTATAATAATCTTCAGTTAATAGGACTTCCCTATCGAATTGTTCTTTTGTTTCGAAATATGAGCATTCACCCTTCGATTTGCATAAACGTATAATCTCTCTATGGAAGAAGTCTTCTCCCATAGTTTGGAGATCTTGTTGTAGGTGTTTATTTGAACCGTAGTATGTACGCCAATCTGATTCAACTTTGATCCGTTTACGTCTCTTTCGAGTCTTCGTAATAGGTAAAGTCTTTGACGACCAAAAAAATTTCTTTCCAATGTATTTCCTTGCTGTTGCTCTATTGGTTATACAATATACAAAACCATACCAAACATCAGGGGTAAATTCCTCTGGTGGTTCAAATTTTCTACCTTGGTATATCCAATCATTCATTAAAATCTAATTCTTCCATATCATCATCTGCGGGTTCTCCGCAATGAGGACAGAAGTTCACCTTCATTTCTCTATCGTCAGCCTTAATAATAATCCTATTATAGCAATATTCGCATTCTAGTATCATTTTACTCCGTGCAGTGAAAAGAATTCGGAATAACCTCCAATGTTTTCACCGTCTATTTTAATTTGTGGAAAAGTTCTTGCTCCTGGAAATAGTTCAAAGAGTTCTTCTCTAGTGAAGTCTTTGTCTAATTTCTTATATACAAAGCTTGATCCTTCAAGACTTTCTGCTAATGAAACTGCTTTATCACAATATGGACAAAAATCCTTACCATATATTTCTATATTCATACTAATACTCCAATTAATTTAAATGCTAATAACATAAATCCAAATACTGCTACTTGGATAATTGCTGCCCATACTATTTGTCTCATAGGATGAACGTGTTCTAATTTATCAAAAAATGATTCATCAACTGGTGGTGATAGATTAACGGCCTGTAAAACTTTTTTGCTCACAGACTCATTCCTTTAAATGTATCCTCTGATACATCTTGTTTCACACCACCAACCACATAACTACTTATTTCAGTTTCTTGTGGAGCGACCTGTACACTTCCACCAGATATCCACTTTTCCGTCCAAGGCAGTGGATTCATCTGGGGAACTGTATATGGACAAGGTAAACCTATTGCTCTCATTCGTTTACATCCTATCCATTCTATATATTGTTTTAGAATTGTTTCATTTAAACCAATCATTGATCCATCTCTAAAAAGATATGATGCCCATTCTTTCTCTTGTTCAATAACCTTTGTAAAGAGATCAATTGCTTCTTGTTCTGTTTCCTTTGCAATTTTAGCAAAGTCTGGGTCTTCTTTGAGAAGATTTTTAATCATGACTGTTGTACCAGCAAGGTGCGTATTTTCATCTCTTGCAATAAACTTAATAATCTTTGCGTTACCTTCCATCTTCTTAAGCTCGGCAAATGCCCAACTGCAGGCGAAGGAAACATAAAATCGTATTCCCTCTAGAGCATTTGCCGAAAGCAAACACATCCATAACGATCTTTTATGTTCACGTTTGTTTGTTGCTGAGTTATTATTTGCAATAAGATCATCGTAATAATATGCAATATCATTACCACATTCTAATATTTCTTTTACATCTAAGAGTTCATCAAAGACTTTACTTGGATCTGCATAAATGTTTCTAATAATATGTGTATATGATCTACTGTGAATTGTTTCAAAGAAGGACCATGTTTCTATCCAGTTCTCTATTTCAGGTAACGAACATATAGGAAGGAAAGCAATGTTCGGGGCCCTTCCTTGAACAGAGTCCAATAAAATTTGGCGTTTGAGGTTCGATGTAAAGATGTGTTGTTCGTGCGATGTGAGCTCATGAAAGTCCTTTTTATCTTTTGATACATCAACTTCTTCTGGTCTCCAAAAGAAACCTAATTGTTTGTCTGTAATCTTTTCTATCTGAGGGTATTTGACTTGATCGTACCTTGCGATGTCTACACTCTCATCAAAGAACATATTACGCTCTAAGTGTGATTTTTTATTCTTCTTCAGTATTCCCATCTACTTTCCATTCAACCTTTTCTTTTAGTGCAAATTGACACCCTTGTATATAGTCTCTATCTTCTTCACTTAAAACCCCCCAACAATAACAAACACGATCTAAAAAGTCATCTACTGTAATAGGATCAATTAGATGCATTTGTTTTTGCATCATAATTTCTAATATCTGCATTCGCAGTTCTATTTTTTCTCGTAGATTATTCTTTTTTATATCTTGCATGACTCGCAATCTTCATCGTCTTGAGGAACTTGTTCAGTTCCAGTATAATAAGGATGATGATCTTCTTCTTTCATTTCTCCTGCACCGTCAAAGGTATTAAAATAATATAATTGTTTTAGTCCATACTTATAAGCTGTCACCAAATCTTTAATCATTACAGACATTGGGACCTTATGGTCTTCAAAATGTTCTGGGTTATAAGATGTGTTTACTGATATCCCCTGATCGATATATTTCTGTAATATTCCACATATCGCTAGATATCCTTCTGGTGATTTTTGATCCCAAAGTAAGTCGTATTTATTTTTTAGATGATGATATCCAGGTACAACCTGTGCCATTACACCATCTTTACTCTGTTTGTACGATACCAATGCTCTTGGCGGTTCAATACCATTCGTACTATTACTTATTTGAGCGCTTGTTTCAGCAGGCATTAATGCCATGAGCGTAGAGTTTCTGATTCCAGTTTCTCTGAGTTGCTTACGCAAAGCTTTCCACGGTAACCTTTCTCTTCTAGCTACTAATGTATCTATAGCCTCTTTATAAGTATCGATAGGAAGTATTCCTTTAGAATATTTCGTATCATTATTATCTATCGCTTTTCCCTTTTCAACAGCAAGATCTGCAGAGCTTTTTATTAAAAAATATGACCAAGCTTCAGCATATTCATCTACTATTTTATACGCAGATTCGTCATATTTAAGTCCTCTTTTTGCTAGGAAATATGCGAGGTTGATGATTCCCACCCCAAGAGGTCGTCGAGATAAAGTTCCGATTCTAGCTGCCTCGATTGGATACCCTTGATAGTCAAGTAGCTCATCAAGAGCACGCACAGACAGATCACAATATTTTTCAAATTCAGATGGTTCATTTATAAGTCCCCAATTGATTGCTGATAGAGTACACAATGATATTTCACCTTCTTCATCATCATAACTATTCAGTGGTTTAGTTGGTAAGTCGATTTCACAACAAAGATTACTCATACGTATTGGAGCAACCTTTGGATCAAATGCACCATGGTCATTTGCGTGATCGACATTCATTAGGTATATTCTACCTGTATCTTTTCTTTCTGTAAGAAACTGTGAAAAAACTTCTATTGCTGGTAATGTTTTCTTTCTAATACTGTGGGCTCTTTCATATTTCTCATAGAGTTCTTTAAACTTGTCTTGATCTGCAAAGAAAGCTTCATATAGTCCTGGTGTATCATTTGGATCAAACAAAGTTATGTTTCCACCAGTTAAAAGTCTTTCATACATCAACTTATTAAACTGGAAAGCATAGTCCATATGACGAACTCTCGTCTCCTCTGTGCCTTTGTTATTCTTAAGAACTACTAAATCTTCAAACTCATAGTGCCAAACTGGAAGGTAGACTGTGGCCGCACCTCCTCTTACACCTCCTTGGGAGCAAGACTTCACAGCTGATTGAAAATACTTTAGGAATGGTATTAATCCTGTATGAACAACTGAACCGTCTCCAATTTTGGCACCAAGAGCTCTGATTGAACCTGCTCCTATTCCAATACCTGCTTTCTTTGAAATGTATTTTACAATAGAAGTAGCAGTAGCATTGATAGAGTCCAAGCTATCCCCAGACTCAATAAGTACGCATGAAGAAAATTGTCTTGTTGGTGTTCTGACTCCCGCCATAATCGGTGTCGGAAGCGAGATATAAAATTGCGACGTCGCATCATAATAATCCTTTACATATTTTATTCTATTCTTTTTATAGTTTGAAAATAGAGTCATTGAAATTAACATATACAAAACTTGTGGTGTCTCATATATTTGTTTAGTTCTTCTATCCTGAACTAAATACTTACCACGGAATTGTTCCATACCAGCATATGTAAATGTATCATCTCTATCATGCTTAACATAATCATTCAGTTCATCCAATTCTTCTTTATTATATTTTAATAATATTTCAGAATCATATACACCTAAATCTACGTTTTTTGATATAATTTCAGCAAGATGGGGTGGTTCATATTCACCATAGGCTTCTTTTCTGAGTTTGTATGATATTAACCTTGCGGCTACAAATTGATAGTTAGGAGTGTGATCTGTGATTAATTCTGCTGCTGATTTAATTAAAAGCTCATGAATATCATATGCTTTAATCTTATCATATAATTGAATATTAGCTTTGAGTTCTATTTCTGACATAGAGAC